TATTGCAGCGTGCCTAGACTACGATCTCGGTAGAAATTGGGCAGAGTCAGGTGGCCTAGTATGGGCAGCAGAAGACGCCGAGGGCCACGAAGACGACTCTAGCGCAGAAATTCTAATCGACGGCGTTCGCACTAGTATCGACAACCTCCCACTCTAATTTTTAAATATATGGAACCACTCACATTTCTCGCCCTATTTGGAATCTGCACTTGCTGTGCATTTATAGCCGGATACCTAATCGGAAACATCAAAGCCACCTGCGAGCTTGAACAGACTCGCCGCTGGTGGATGAACCGCCAAACCCGCAGGGAGCGCCGCTAGTGACCGCCGAAGAGCTACATGACGCGGAATGCCAATTTACCCGCGCACTTCTTTGCGGGATGATTCAGCAGACGGTTGCCGATCTGCAAAGCGAAAAGGTTTTCTTGAGCAAACAACTCAACGAAGAGCAGGAACTAGACCGCAACTCGGCAATTCACTTCATCCGATCCAAAGCATTCCAAGGCATCTGCGATGTTCTCGCCCTGCCAGCCGACAAAATCAAAACGAAAGCATTGAACCATGATATTAGCACTCGATCCAGGAACGAGCCACACCGCATTCGTGCAATACGACCAACGCGGGATACATGACCACGGCCACCTTCCCAATGCCGAGATCCGCCAAGTGCTCATCGGTCGCGAGTATGACCGCTGCGCCTGCGAGATGATCGCATCTTACGGAATGGCAGTAGGGGCCAGCACCTTTGAGACGTGCGTATGGATAGGACGCTTTATCGAGGTTGCACGGGTGGACGTCGAGTTGATCTTTCGGAAGGATATCAAACTTTTTCTCTGCGGCACGATGCGAGCAAAGGACGCGAACATTCGCCAAGCCTTGCTCGACAAGATCGGGCCGCAGGGAACGAAGAAAACCCCAGGCCCGACTTACGGAATTAAGTCGCACACTTGGGCGGCACTCGCTGTAGCCGTATATGCAGCACAAAACAACAAAGGAAAATAGAAATGAAAATAACAAAAGGAAAACAACAGCGCGCCCAGCGCGTCGTCATCTACGGAGTGGAGAGCGTAGGCAAAAGCACATTCGCGGCCAAGTTCCCCAATCCGCTATTCTTGGACATCGAGCAAGGCACGTCACATCTCGACGTTGATCGCTGCGAGATCAACACTTGGAAGCAGTTAACGGATGCGTTAATAGAAGCCAAAGCGACCGACTATCAAACCGTAGTCATCGACAGCGCGGATTGGGCGGAACGCCTGTGCGTTGAAGACCTGCTCGCCAGCACCAAGAAGACTAGCGTCGAAGATTTCGGCTTTGGCAAGGGCTGGGTCATGGTCGCGGAAAGAATGAGTCGGATGCTGTCATCTGTTGACCAGTTAATCGACGCCGGTAAGAACGTGGTTCTTATCGCGCGCTTGAAAATAGTGCGATTTGAAGCACCAGACGCGCTCGCGGCATACGACCGATACGAGTTGAAGCTGAGCAAGCAAAGCTCTCCGCTCTTGAAAGAGTTCGCGGATGAACTTTGGTTCCTGCGGTTCAAAACCAAGGTCAGCACAAGCGAGACAGGCAAGGGAAAAGGCGTCGGAGGCAAGGAACGCATCCTGTTAACAACGCACAGCGCGGCATACGATGCTAAGACGCGAAGCGGACTAGCAGAGGAACTACCGCTGGAGTGGGCATCGGTCGCGCATCTGTTCGAGGCCGTTGCAACGCCGAACCATATCGTTGAAGCCGACGAAATGGTAGGATGGCAATCACGGCTCGCAGAACACGAAGGCGCGGTCAATCAGTTCCTACTTGGGCGCGGCGTCCTTGCGAGTGAACAGACGTGGCGTGACTGCGCACCAGAGTATCTGGAGCGTGTTGCACTTCGCGTCGATCAGTTCGTGAATACAGCTATCGAGTGGAGAAAGGCTAACCAATGAACATAGTAGCTCAATCAATTGCCAATGGAATTAAGTATATAACAATTCCAAAATTAAAGACTAAAGATAAAGTAATTCTAGAACCTAAAGTATTTCCAAAACCTATTTTTGGAGACATACCTCTTAAGGATGCAATGATTGCTTGGAATCCAAAAAAATATGGAGGACAAATTGTTGTAGTTCCTTGGTCTAAACAAGGTGGACGCTATTGCGATTATTGGGAATTAGATATGACCGTTGGAGCCTGCTATGGAGAATGGAGAGATATAAGTCATACAAAAAGGCTTTTATGGTTATTTATTGAGGCATGGTATATTACTTGCCGAGATGGGATAGATCCAATTGATATGCATAAAGCGTTGTCCGTGATTCCAGAATATATGGATACATGGAATGGTGAATCGTTGTTTGATGGGTTAATTAGAAAAGAATTATGAGCAAAGAAATATCACCATCCTCTCTGCCCAAACTCGCCGAATGCGCTCTCTTCGAGGGCGCAAACGGAACGAGTTCCGCAGCGGAGCGCGGCACAGCGATTGACGTTGCGATCCGCAACTTGATATCGGCAGAACATGACGTTGCAATCGTAGGCGAAGATGCCGGAGCTATCGCCTACGGAGTTGAGGAACTGACACGCCTTGCAAAGGGATCGTTCATCGAGACTCGCGAGGAGTATCTCGCGATGGCAGTTCCTGGACTTAGCAAGCTCGGCACGGCAGACGCAGTCTGCAAAGCCGAAAAGTGGGTCGCAGATATCAAGACAGGACAATTACGAAATTACAGAGATCAGTTGATGGCCTACAGTCTGGCGTGCATGGAAGATAATTTCGACACGTCATGGACAGCGCACGTTGTATATGTCGATCAAAAGCTAATTCGTAGCTACGAGTTTACCTACGAGGAGGCCAAGCAAGGCACTCAACGCACAATCGACCGCGCAACAAGCGCGGAGGCGAAGCCGACGCCTTCGGAATATTGTAGCTGGTGCAAGCATTACAGCAATTGTAATGCCATCGTGCGACAGGCTGAGAGTGCTATCGCTCTCATCCCAGACATGACAGGCAACAGCATCGATGCAATCCGACAACGCATTCTTGCAACTGCGGAGAGTATGGGAGCATTTGCGAAAGAGTGGAAGCTCGCAGAAAAGGAGATCGCGGAGCCGGTGCTTGGTCATCTCAAGACGAGACTCGAAAACGGAGACGAAGTGCCCGGATGGAAACTAACCAGCATGAGCGGACGCAAGTTCGTGGAGCATGAAGCTATCGCTAAAGCATCGCAAGGTATCACGAAAGAGACATTGATACTCGCGATGGGTGGTAAGCTCTCAGAAAAGAGTTATCTGGAACTCTGCGCCAATAACGGCGTGGAACCAGACACAACAGCAGTACAAACCGGAGCGCATTCGCTCCAACTCAGACAAACAAAAATAAAATAGAAAACAAAAATATGCCAACATACAAAGCATCAGAACCAAAGCAAGCGGCCATCTACTTCGTAGAGCCGGGAACATACGAAGTCGAAATCATCAAGGCGGTCGAGAAGACCAGCCAAGCCGGCAACCCAACGATCAAGCTCGATGTCGCCGTCCTTCTCGAAGGCGGCACGACAGGGCCGACAATGTGGGAACATCTCACCTTTACAGCAAAGGCAGCGTGGAAAGTGGATCAGGTGCTTTCGAGCATCGGTCGCGCAGTCATACCAGGCGAAGACGTGAACGTCGAAGCCGAAGACTTGATCGGCGAAAAGGGTGTCTGCGTCATAGGAGTTGAAGCAGGCCAGACCAACCCAGAGCATCAGTTTAATTGCGTCGAGCGTTGGCTGTTCGGTGATGAAAAAGCCAAATGGCTCGGCAACCGGCGTAAGCCAGCGGCCAAGCAGGACAAGCATATCGTTGCCAAAAGCAACGGATTCGTTGCTCAACCCGCTGACGAAACCGACGATATTCCGTTCTAAGAAATGAACGGAACTCTCTCGCTCCGGCTTGTGCTTTGCATGAATGAATGCCCGATAGGGTTGCGCCTAGAAAGGGGCGACCCACTCCCAGTATATCAGCACACATACGACGACACGCCGGAGGGGAGAGCACTCGCAGAAACCCACCTAGAAAGAATCGAAGACTATGTTCGACGCCATAACAAAAGTAGTAAGCCTAGTAAGACGAGTTAAAGAACAGATGGCTGATCTTGAAGCTTTAGCAAACTTATTAAACAACCGCATTGAATACTTAAATAACGAAAACGATGAACTCCGAAAAGACAAC